TAAGGATATCAAAAATAATCTTGATTCTGGAGTTATTTTAAATAGTCCTATGCTATTTTTTTTAAGACCTTCCCATATATCTTCTTTCAGCTTTTCATAATTTTCTGCGATGGATAAATCCATACTACTGCCAATTACACCATCACAGTATCCACTTTCTTTATTTTTTAATCCTTCCACTATTCCGCAAAATTGGTATATCTTCATTGGATGTAAATCCCCCTTGAGTAAGTGGCAATATGGATGATGATATAAATCAACCCGATGATGCCAACAATCCATCCTACATAACTGATGGCATTAAATCCTTCATCGCTGGAAATCCAGTTGATTATCCTTTTGAACATATCATTTTCCTTTCATCCCATTAAAAATATTGGTTGCCGATTCAGTTGAATAATCCACTCTAAAGGTTTCCCTAAACAGAAAAGGTCTTTTTGAGAAGTATTTGATAAATCCTTCTATATTGTTTCGGTCAGTTTTATCAAATCTGCTCCTTGGTCTTTTGCTTTTGCTTCTTGCATATTTCTGGTCTTTCAGACACTCCTTGCAGACGCTTGTGATCTGATACGCCCTGATATTATGTTTGTGATACATACTGCGTGGTAGATAGTTTTTACACATTGGACACCAGTATGTATCACTTCCATCGGGATTTTTTCTTTCCTCTTTATATTCCCTGTCTGGGAATTTTTTTGCGCAACTTTTTTGAAACATGTCAAGCAATCCTCAATTATTGAATCACTTCAATCTTGACCTGAATCGTCAAGGCTATTTTAACAGGCACAGTGATTGCTTCCTGATCCCCACTCAAAACAATCTTTGTGGGTAATCCTATATTATTATTCGAGACGGGAGGAGGGATAGGTGGAATAGGTTTCGTAGGTTTTTCCATAATGGGGGGTTTGGATTTCCTTTTATATCCTTTATGTCTGGCGCCCCAGTTATTCATTATTTTTTCAATCAAAGGGGCATCGCCAGAAACATAATTCTTATTTATCTGCCATAAATTATCTTTACAAAAGACAATATTTTCCGATCCATGTCGTATGGTTTGCAAAAGATTTTGAAGATATTTTACAGTAGAAGGTTTTCTTGGGGGGGTAAATAATGCCTCATATATTTCTTTAGTGGAAGTCGGTTTGACCGTAAGCATTTTTATGATTTTAGTCACTTCCGATAAATGTTTATATTTATCCCTCTCTGATATTTTGGCCACGGTTACTTTCCTCCTTCTGCTTTTGTTTATTTCCTGAATAGTTTCTTTCATGTCATGATGGGCTTCTTTTCCTATTGATTCATCGTAAAACTGAACATTGGTTAACAGTTTTTTTGGGTCAGTGGAGTAAACTAGTCTTGCCGTGTCCATTTGTTTCACCTATTTTATTTCATTTTTTCCATAAACTGCAATGAGTAGAGCCTCTGCTCGTCCATCCTTTTTACCGATGTCTGCTTTTGGAAATAACTGCTTTGCCCTAACAATTGAAGCATGTTTACTTTTGTCCATATCTTTCATCATTTTTCTTTTCCACGTCGCAGGATGAACTAAAGTATATGGTATTTGCAGACCAACGCATATTCCCCGAATGACCCCATAGCTCACGGCATAGTTGAAAGTTCCTGCTGCTCCCTGTCCGGGCATAGATTGCGCCTTTTCAATAAAGACATGATCAATATCATCATTGAGAATGTCTCTTAATTCAGGTTCATCAAGAACAGTATGTTTTTTGATATTTCCTATTTTAGTTTTCCCTGCTCCTTCTGTAGTATAAGTTGGCATATCGTATAAAATTACTTTTCCATTTTCATCTATTAAAGCAAGCGCTCCCTTATTTCCTGGATCAACCCCTATTATACGAATGTTCTTTTTCATTTGTTTCTCCTTACTATGTGTATATTCATTTTAATACAAAACGCTTGAATAAGATTTCTTTGGCTTCTTTGATTATTTTATATACATACTGTTCAGAACAGTAAAGTTGATTTGCAATTATCTTTATCGGCAATCTATAAAAAAAGAAAAATTTGATTATTTCACCTTTTTTATTTAGGCGTATGTATTGATCATTTTTAACAATTAAATGATCGAGTCTGATATTAATATCAGCGAATAAAATTTCTTTGTTATTTTTCAATGTATCTTGATTAATATACTCTTCATATCCTTTACAAAGCGCGTTATTTTTGAAAGGATTGCTTTTCTGTTTACACTTCTTGTAATATTTACATGCCGGTAATTTGCAGACTATTTTCGCCACTTTTATTCCTTAAAGGAGAAAGGATTTTTCCTTTCTCTTTTTTTAATAGGACAACTTTACTTTCTGCTATTTTTTACTTCTGTAACAGCATCACGTATTTCTTTGACAGCAACTTTAATTTCCTGTAATCCTTTTCTTATTCTTTTTCCAGCAGCATTGTTGCCAGAATCAAACTTTGATGAATCGGCTAAAATCGTTTCAAAGTTACTAGTGATTTTTTCATTGATCATTTTTTCAATTGAAATCTCTTCATTCTTTTTTGCCTTTTCTTTTGCCATCTTGTTTCTCCTTTGTTAAAATGTTAGTTGTTTGAACTTCTCTCACAATGGAAATGTCTTTTTCTCTTTTACATAACCAACTTCTGTCCGCTATATCCATTAATCTTTCATCATGGGTAACCATAATAATTTGAAGACCAAGCTTTTTACTTATTTCTTTCATCATCATTCCAGCTTGCTGAGTATAATTACCTGTCCATCTGAATGGCTCATCAAGAATCAATACGTTTCTGTTTTTTGGACTTTGCAAACTCCACATAACTACTTTCAAGGCAAATCCTATTATATCCATCAATCCTCCCCCTTGTTCGTCTCTTGGGATATAAGGATCCTTGTCCCCGTCTTGTACTAATAAATTAATTTGAGGTCTATTATTTTGTAAAGAAAAATCAACGATGAATTTGTAGTCTTGATTTTCAAAAACAGATTGGATGGCAGAGGTCACCAACTCCTCAACAAGAATCTTGAACTGCTCCTGTGTGATCCGTGAAGCTTCAGAGATAACCCATCGGGCTTTTACCATCCGTTCTGCTTCTTCTTCCAGATCATAGATCTTGAGGTGATTCACCTTGATCGACTTATCAATGTAATCCTTTTCGGTAGTCTTCTGGAGGATGACTTTTTCAATGTCTTTCAATGTCATAAATATTTTGCCTCAAATTTTTTGATTGCTTCCTGCAATTCATCTTCCATGGAGTCCAGTTTTTTCTGCTTGTCTGCCAAAAGTTTTCTGGCTTCTTTTTCCGTGGCAACCCCATGCTCTCTTTTTAACTTTGCCAGAGCATTCTCTAGTTGTCCTTTGGCGACATCATACTTCCTCTGGATTGTCATCAACTCTTGTTGATAACTTTCTATTTGTTCCCTTACATCCATTGTCCTCTCCTTTTTAAAAATCAGATCCACCAAGATGCTGATGAATGATCATCTCGACTTTTTTTGAAATCTTGTTTTTAGAAATTACCTGTTTCAGGTTATCGGCAAAATTGATTGTTCCTTTTCCTTCAATGCTTTTCACCCGATCCACAAAGTCGGCAAAATTTTCCTGCTGTGCTTTCTGCTTTTCAATATGATCACGAGAAAGGACTTTGTCTGAAGACAAAGTTGGAATCAGGATTTCTTTGATGTTTGAAGTTTTTATGTCATAAACAAAAAAGCAAGGTTTATGCTCCATCATTTGTTTTGATGCTTCCAGCCTTAACATCACCCCTGTGTTGCAAATGATTCTGTCCTCTCTTTGTACAATAAATTTTTCATGTACATCCCCACATAATATCAGATCATATTCGGGATGATTCACCAGAAAAGTATCTGCATCTGTAAAATCAACATGCCCGTTCCACAAATTTTTATCGTGTCCGATGGAAGCATGGATAACAAGGATATTGACCCCTACCGTCTTTACCTCTGGAATCTTTTCACCATAGGAGCATCCATAAATGTGGACTTTTTCCCGAAAACTTGTCGGCACATCACTTAACAGATTGACCACCCCTGTGGAGATCAGGACACCTGTCGTAGTTTTTTGGTTTCCCATGTCATGGTAATAGGAGTCATGCTGCCCCTTGACCAGATAAATCTTTGCTGGTTCTGAAACCAAACGTCTACCCAACTCTTCCACCAACCACCATGATCTGCGAGTGTGTGTCAGATCCCCTGCTTGCAATATCACTTCAATATCGTGCCTGAAAGCATAATCAAAAACAAATTTCAGTTTTTCCCATTGGGTTGCCGTCAGGTCATCCATTCTTGCAATAGGATTATCAACCACCATGTGGATATCCGACAGAAGTATAAGTTTAATGGCACACCTCCTTTTGAAACCTTTTTTTTCTAGTTTCTGAAATTTTTTTTCTGCATTCTTCACTTCTTGCCAATCTTGTATCAGTTTCTTTTGTTAATCCTCTGTTCCAGATTGTATGATTTTTCTTTTGTTTGTCCGTCCAATGATAACGGTTTCCATAATTAGGATTGTTTTTTCCTTTTGTGGCAATGCTTATTTTTCTCTTTGTTTTCTCTGACACAACAAATCCCTGACGAGATTCAGATATCTTCTTTTTTGTTTCTTCAGAAAGTTTTCTGCCTTTCATATGAATAGAAAAATGACAACTTGTGCATAATGTCATCCCATTATCTACATCATAAATCAGTTCAGGATATTCTTTTCTAGGCTTGATATGATGAGCTTTACAATGAAACCCTCTTACTGGTTTTCTGCACTTTTGGCAAATATACTTATCCCTTCTTTTCACGCTAATTTCCCAATGTTTAATTTTTATTTTCCTTCCACCTTTGTAATTAGGATTATTTACTCCTTTTCTATTGCAAAAAGGTTTGCATCTTCTATCTATTTTAATTTCTTCTTTTGTTTCTTTTAGCTTCATAATTTCACCTTCACCAATTTATCAATGTTGTGCTTTGAGATAGGTTCCTTACAGACTTTACAATAAGGACAGACTTTGATGGTCTTCAGGAACTCCGCAAAATCTTCCTGTGTGTCGGTAAATTCATCCCTGATGTTTTTGTATTTCTCTTCCAGCAACTTTATTTCCTTGATTGCATTGTTCAGTCTGACCAAATCTTTTTGTTCCTGATCGATCTGTATCTGCTGATCACGTAAGACTGCCAACTGTTTAAAAGCAGTTGCCGTGTCCACTTTTTTCTTGAGATGTTTGGAAGCTTCCTCACAGTCTGCCAGCAATCCGGAAATGCTGTTTATCTCTTGGATCAAAGGGGTCTTCTGGGCATTCATCCCCACAAGGATGGCATACTCATGTTTCATTTTTGGAAGATCTTTAAACTTCTTTAATTTTTCCTCCAACTCCAACTGCTGGGTGTTTAGGATTTTAATTTCCTTGTTGGTGGAATTAATTTCCGTGGTCAGGGATGCAATTGCCTGATCGGGTTTTTCAAGATTAGAAATCCTGTTAAATATTTTTGCTACTTCTCCTGATGTTTCGCAAATCAAAAATGGTTTATCCATTTGCTCTTGCAAATTTAATTCTGACATGTTAGATTGCCTAGTTATTACATCAGGAACATCTGATCCGATTGCCTTTAACATTCTCCCTTTGTGAGAATAAATTGATTTAGACTTTAATTTGGATAATTCAATTTCTCCATTATCAAACTGAATTGATACGCTAGTTTCTTCTTTACTAAAGTCAGAATGAAATCGGAATCCCAAAGGCCTATTGGTCAATGCCCAATTCAATGATCGAATGATATTTGTCTTACCTGAATCAGGCAATCCAATAATGCAGTTGACTCCATCGCAAAACTCAAGTTTTGTATTTTTATGGGACCTGAAATTTTTTATTACTAGAGAGTTTATCATGGTCTTTGTTTATCCTTTATGAGAGAAATCATGCGTTTTATATAAAAATGATTTCTAGGGCAAACCTAGAGACTTATTTTAGTATTATTAGCCCATTATTGAATTAATTTTTTTACCCATTCCTTTTCTTTTCCAAACAAAGACTTAAAATTATATTTGATACATATCCTTTTGAATTTCTCTTCTGTAATATCATCTTTTTTTAATTCACACTTCATTGTTCCTGATAGGGGCAATTTAACAAGTCTTCTATTCATGCGAATAAGTTTTTTTGAGTCTTCTATAGAATCAAAAACCTTTCCTTGATTCAATTCTCCTTTAATATATTTTATTGCCTTCTTTATACCAACTCCATTTACTCCTTTTACTTCATCGCCATTACATCCAGCAATTTGCTTTACTCTTATCCATTCTGTTGGTTCAATAGAATATTCTTTCAAAAACATATTTTTGTTTATTATAGATTTCTTGAATATGTCATACAAAGAACAATAATCAAGAAGTTGATAAAGATCATTGTCTGAACTAACAACAACTATCGAATTGTAAAGACCTTCGTGATCTAAAACAATTCTTGCTATTAAATCGTCTCCTTCATATCCTTCTTGGATAAATATATTTTTGAATCCTAATTCAGGTAAAACAAATGTTCGTATTTCATTAAACTGATTATAAGCTATTGCATCTAAGAGTTTTTGTTCTTCTGTTTTAGAATCATGCCGATGTCTTTTATAATCAGGATTGATTTCTTTTCGCTTCGAAGATTTTGAATCCCAACAAAAAATAAAATCACAAGGATAAAATTTATTGGCAAGAGACAATAAAGATTTGATAAAGCCAAAAATTATTTCTGTGTTATTTCCTAGATAAGTCAATCCTCGGGACAACGCATATTTTTGGATATAACATAGATAATTCGAATCTATTATTATCAAGTATCTTCGCATTTAAATTTTCTTTCTCTTTTGACTTTAATATTTTCCTCGACAGACATCCACTTATCTTCAACCATATTAGCAAGCTTATCTTTAAGTTTGTGGGAAGTTATGTATTCGATAAGTTTTTCTTGATTCTTAAAATCTTCCCCTTCGAAAACTATATTTTTTTCCTTTTCTCCATAAAGATAAATTATAGAAGAGAGAATGTCGTCTACTCCATAATCAAATAGAATTACAAATTCAGCTTCCCTGAATGCTTTGCTTACTTTGCTTCTTTTTAATTTAGCTTTAACAAGTATTCCGTATGGTCTTGTTTCTCCCTTATATGTTTTCTCGAGCTTTCTTTTTACAGCAAGCCAGCAGCATTGATGGGTATAAAAATCTAAAGATTTTCCTCCGCTTCTTCTGTATTTTTCGCCAAACATGACATTGATGTTTTCTCTTACTTGAGAAATTATAATTAATGTTGAATCTTTTCCTTGTCCAATACTACAAAGATTTCCAAAGAACTTACCAGAATATTTCTGTTTACTCATTCCATAAGATCCTTTTTCTGGCGTATCTTTATTTGCAGCGTCTAAGAAATTATCTAATTCTTCTTCAGAAGACATAGCATCCAGAGAATCTACAATATACAATAAAAATTCCCCTTCCTTTAAAGATTTAACTCTTCTCGTATAATCTCTTCCAAAAGCTTGAACAGTAGGAATTTGTATCCACTCAACTGCTTCAAAGAATTTTTCTCCATACATTTCTTCGACAGGAAAATCCATAACTCCTTCTACGTTGTTATAGACAATGTATATTTTTTTGACTGGGGGAAATGTTTCTGGATTTTTATTCAATTTATAAAAACAATTCGCTGCTGCTTCAAGGGCAAGAAGAGTTTTACCACTAGATCCATCTCCAACGATATTTACTACTCTTCCTCTTGCCCATCCTCCATTTTTCTTTTTCCCAGAAAGAACAAGATTTAAAACAATAGATCCGCTATCTAAGAATTCTACTTTTGTTTTAGCAGAATGTTCTATTGGATTCAATATTGATTCTCTAATGTTTCTTACTGTTTCTTTCTTAGTTCTTCTTGTTATCTTTTCCATATCTAATCCTTCTACCACCAATAATCCCCACCGACGAGGCAGGAAAAGGATCTTTGTGCAATTTATTTAAATCAACTTTTCCTGCCCCTGATTTCATTTTTAATTATCGTCTTCCACTTCTGCGACTTTCTCTTTCTTTGCGTTTTTGATCTTTTATTTCTTGTTCTTTATTAGCGCATTCGTCGTAAAGTTTACAATCGGAACATGCGTCACTACTATCAATATCTTCTCCGAAATTCAATCCTTCTGGACATCCATCTTTTATATCTTCTTCTTTCTCTCTTTCTCTTCTTCTACTTCCTTTGTTGTCGTCACTTGAATCGTTGTCTTTAGAAGAATCATCACTATCTTCTGATTTTGTATTAAACAGCTTGTCAATCTGGTCGTAGTCCATCACATCAATAATTTGATCAAGTTGAAGTGCATCATCAAGATATTTTTCATCGATGTCATAATCTCTAGGTTCTAACTTATGCCCTGAAACAGTTTTGAATTCATCTGCGTCTACATTAAAAGAAATGCTTTGACCAACTTCTTTGCGGGGATCAGCAAAAGGAATTACCCCTCCTCCTCGAGGACGGGTTGCAGCAGACTGAATTGCCTTTTCCCCATATTTATGAGAGGTCTCCCAGATTTGAACGCCTTTCTTTTCTTCTTTTGCGTTGGTAACATTGACAACATTATACACACTGCGTCTCTTAGGAGCTATATCTCTATAATCATCGTATTCCCAGTTTTTTTCCTTGATCATTTTGTTAATGTATTCACAAATGGGACAAGGCTTATTGTAATTTTTCTGAGGACAAACAACTTGAGAATTTGCTGCTCCAATATTATGATGAACATAAATGTCAAGATAATAGGCAGGATCTCCTTGAGGAACTTTCATCGGCTTCGGCATATTGTCCCCTGCTACAAACGGGATGATGTCGATAATGTGAGGCTCATCTTTTGTTACTCCAAATTTTACAAGGGGAATATCTATGTCATCTTT